TTCAATGAAGGCAATCGCAACATGACATGCGTGCTTACCAATGAGTTGTTAAGGGTATGTCCTGAACTGTATCTGCTGGCACAAAAAGAGGCTATAGCAAAAAATACTGGAGTGAATCATGGCTGAAACCCAAACAACTATCATTGAGCAAGGCAATGCTGCCACTGGAGGCTTCACACCTCCGAATACAAACGAACAGCAATCAAACCCGCCTGTCGGCCAAGAATCCAATTCTTTGCTGACTGGAGGCAATATTGATGCGGGCAAAGAGCAAACCGGAGAGGATGCAGAAAAGCCCGTTGGAGCGCCGGAAAAGTATGAATTCAAGGCACCTGAAGGCTTTGAATTAGATACTGAATTAGTTGAACAATTTACGCCAGTAGCAAAGGAACTCAACCTTACCAACGATCAGGCGCAAAAACTCGTGGATTTGTATGCAGATAAAATCAAGGCGCAACAAAACGCCAACAACGAGGCATGGATAGCCACGCTCGATGGCTGGGCGTCCAGCGTGAAAACGGATAAGGAAATGGGCGGTCCCGCCCTGGAAAACAACCTGGTCGCTGCCAGGAACGCGCTTGAGAAGTACGGAACGCCAGAGCTCAAGGCGGTCATGAATCCACCCTCACCCCAGAACCCAAAAGGGTTAGGGCTTGGGAACCATCCGGAGATTATCCGGGTGCTCGCGCGAATCGGTAAGGCCATGGGCGAAGACCAAACCTACCTACGCAATGAGCCCCCACACGAGGACGTCGCACCGGCCAAGAGAATGTTCCCGAATATGGCGTAAAAACACAAAACAACTTGGAAAATAAAGGAGATTTTACGCATGTCTACTTTAGCAATCACAAATCCGACGCTATTGGATTGGACAAAAAGAGTCGCTCCTAACGGGGCTATTGATTCGATTGCAGAAATCCTGAATCAAACAAATCCAATTCTTCAGGACATGACCATGGTGGAAGGCAACCTTCCTACTGGTCATCGATCCACTACCAGGACATCAATTCCCGTGGCACTATTCCGCAAGCTATACGGCGGCGTTCTGCCTGGAAAGTCCACCACTTCACAAATTACTGATAGCGTGGGCATGATTGAAGCTTACGCCGAGGTTGACAAGGCTATAGCAGACTTAAATGGCAATACTGCTGCTTTCAGACTGTCAGAAGATAAAGCATGGATTGAAGGGATGGCACAGAAAGCCGCTTCATCCTTATTCTATGCGAATGAGGCACTTGTTCCCGAAGGCTTTACCGGGCTGACTCCGCGTTTCGATGCTGCTACCGGTGCAGAAAACAGTGATAATATGTTGAGTGGTTACAATACTAACGTGGCCACTTGCTCATCTATTTGGCTCATAGGCTGGTCACCGGAAACCGTCTTTGGGATTTTCCCCAAAGGTTCACAGGCCGGATTGCAAATGCATGACAAAGGCCAGGTTACTATTGAAAATGCCGGCAATGACTCTAATTTTACCGGGCGCATGGAAGCCTATCGAACTCATTACCGGTGGGATCTCGGCTTGGTCGTGCGTGACTGGCGTTATGTTGTGCGGGCGCATTCTCTCGAAGTCGGCTCTATCAAAGGAGATATCTCTTCCGGTCCTGACCTCATCAATGGAATGATTGAAATGTACGAACGATTGCCCAATCTAAACAACTGTCGGCCAGTGTTTTACATGAACAGAAAAATGCTGACAAAGGTTCGTCTGCAGATTCAGAAGAAGCTGGCGGGCAATCTGACCTTTGAGACCGTGGCTGGTCGCAGATTTACGATGTTCGACGGGATTCCTGTTGTGAGGACAGATGCGCTTTTAAACACTGAAACTGGTAAGGCTACGGCAGCCGACTTCTAACGGGAACCGACACGAAAAAAACTAAACCCTAAAACGGAGAAAAAAACATGTTTATCGACAAATTGCTTGAATTTTGTGACGCCACAAGTCTTGCTGCAGCCACGGCTGCCAGTACTATCATTGGTAATGTGATCGATCTGGGCGAATCGCCGACCGGCGCGGTGCTCACAAACGTCCAGGGGTATCCGGGAAATTCCAATATTTCCCTGGTTATCCAGATGGCTTCTGCTGCGACCGGCGCAAGCTCGACCAAAACTTTTGAGCTGAGGAGCTCCACCCTTGCGGCCCTCACCGGCGGAACCACAACGGTCCATCTCACCACTTCAGCTATCGCAATGGCCACGCTCGCGGCTGGGTATCGGGTCATCTCTATCCAGCTCCCGCAAGGCACCTATCAGCGCTACCTTGGGCTATGGGCAACCAACGCGGGAGATTCAATGACCGGCGGCACGGTGGACGCTTTCCTGACGCTGGATCCTCCAACGCCTTGGGCGCCCGTGGCAGACGCTTTGACCAAGTAACTGAAAGGAATTCCATGCCCGTCGTCCTGAACAAAAAACCAGAACCCAAAGAGGCGTCTTTCTGCCTCTGTCTGATTGTTCGGGATGAAGCGCACTGCATTGAACGCCTGCTAGATTCCTGCCTGCCTCTTTTAAACCAGGTGGGCAGGGATTGTGTGCGCGTAGTAGACACCGGCAGTGTTGACGATACCTCGCGAAGAATATGCATCTGGGCCAATTTGCATTGGGTGGATGCAATGGTTTTGCATGAGGAATGGGCTGATTTTTCCACGAATCGCAATCAGGCGCTTGAATTTGCTTATCGCTCGTATTCCTCACATATTCTCTTGCTTGATGCAGATGAAATTTTACACATTACCGTTGAACAGGCGAAAATATTAAGGGAAAAGCTTTACGAATGTGACACACTAATGATGTGTTTCCCTATGGTTTACGGCAATAATATCTGCACTAGAACTAATCTTGTTAAAAATATACCAGGTAAATTCAAATACAGATATCCCATCCATGAAGAGCTGATGTGCACGGATGAAAATGAGATGTCCTTGACAATGATTGGAGATCCCGCCAAGCCCACGGCAAACCCTTATGTCACAACTCCTCAGGACGGCGCACGCTCGAAAGATCCGGAAAAGGTAGACAAGGACATTCTGACTCTAAGAAATGCATACAGGATAGACAATAACCCAAGACATTTATTCTTTATTGGGCAAATGCTTAGAATTCAGGCTCACATGTCTGAAAACACGTTCCAATGGGGTAAAGTCAGAGAAGCATACACGCAGTTCCTCAAGGCGATGGGGACAAACAATCAACCATACTGTTATGTAGCGGCTTTATGGTGCGCAAGAATAATGGATATGGAAGGGATACTCCCGTTTTACAAGATGGTTATAACCTACCTGAAAGTTTATGAGATGGACCGCACAAGGCCCGAAGCCTTGGGCAGTTTGATGATGCTATGCTTGGAAAATAACCGTAAATCGATGGCGATAGATAACGCAAAGAAAATCCTTGAATTACCAGTTTCCAGAAACTATGCATTTTATGAGAATAAATGGACATCCAAAGCAAGTGAAATCCTATTTAGTGAAGGGGTAAGCTGATGGTTAGAGTTCGCGCAACGGCAATAGGGTATTGTGACGGTTATCGGGAAATCGGGGATGAATTCGACGTGCCAGACCATTACCCGGTTTCCCCCTGGTGGGTGCCTGTTCCATCCTTCAAAGCTCCTGTGGAAGAAACACCGGAAGCTAAGCGGCGCGGCAGGCCGCCTTTGAATCCCATCAGCACAACCAAGCAGGAAGAATTTCCCTTCGAGCGGGATGTAATTTAAGGGAGTGAACATGGCGGTACCAACAGAGATACAGATATGCAATATGGCCATCCTTCGCGTTGGCGGACAGAGTATTTCCAGCCTGACGGAAACCAGCCGAGAAGCTCAGCTCTGTAATGTTTTTTACGAGGTTTGCCGGGATCAGGTGTTGAGGGCCTTTCCATGGAATTTTGCCAGGAAACGCGCTGACCTGGGTTTGTTGACCGCCACCGCTCCTACTAATTGGGGTTATGCGTACGCGCTGCCGCCAGACTGCATCAATATCCTGTCAGTCGTGCAGGAAGGCGTGAGGATACCGAGAACAAACCAGAGAACGCCCTGGGAATATGGCGTGTTGGATGGGTCCAAAGCGCTATTTTGCGATTACGACGCGGTTGAACTCGAATATGTAGGGCTGCCTGACGTCTCCTTTTTCGATCCTCAGTTTGTAAACTGCTTGGCCTGGCTGCTGGCTGTCGAGCTGGCAGGGCCGCTACTCGGAAAGCCTGAATTGGCTGTTACCGCGAAGCAGGCGTATTTTGGCGCTCTCTCTGAAGCCAGGGCCGGGAACCTGAACGAGCAATGCGACCAGGACCCGGAAAGCGAGTTTCTGACTGTCCGTGGCATCAACTCTACAGGGTTTTTCCAATGACTGGGGCGTTGCAGGCTTCGCTTTCTGGCGGGGAGCTCAGCCCCGGATTATGGGGTCGCACCGATCTCGCACGGTACATGACCTGCCTGGAAACGGCCAAAAACGTGATCATTCAGCCATACGGCGGGATTAAAAACCGTGCTGGGTTTGAATTCCTGGGGGAAGTGAGAGACTCGGACCACAAAGTCAGGCTGATACCGTTTATTTACAGCGAAGATTTCACTTTTGTGCTTGAATTTGGTCCAGGCTATATCCGTTTCTGGCACCTGGGAGAATTACAGCTATATAATCCAGCAATAACAGCCTGGAGCGCTGCAGTCAGTTATCAGAGCTATGGAATAGTCAAATCCTATAATGGTGTCAATTATTACAATCTTGTCGTTCCAAATTTAAATCATAATCCTGCCACAAGCCCAACCTACTGGCATCCTCTGGATGGGACCATTGTTGAAGTGCCATCGCCATATCTTGAGGCTGAGCTTGCAGATATTTCCTTTGCTCAAAGCGGAAACACTCTTTTCATAGCGCATCAGAACCATAGACCTATGGTCTTGCAATCACACGAATCTGCCGCTTGGTCTATTCTGCCGCTTTATTATGTCAATGGGCCTTTTTCGATCATTAATTCATCAACAGCATCCTTGAGAATATCGGCTGTTACTGGCTCAATCACCATTACAAACGCTGGCGGAACAGGCATATTTACCGCCGCCATGGTCGGCCAATTGGTCTATATCGAAAGCGCCAACTATGGCATTCCCTGGCAGACAGGCCGGGCATACAATGCCAACGATATTGTGAGAAGTGACGGTAAATATTATATAGCTGTCAATACCGCGACTTCTGGAACTATTAAACCAATTCACGAGCGCGGCACGTGGTCAGATGGCGCAGTTAATTGGACGTATCTGAATAGCGGCTTTGGAATCGCTGAGATTACTGCCGTGGCGGTTGGCGGTGTGACAGTTACCGCGACCGTGGTTTCTCGATTCCCGGAGGATCTGGTTTCCAACGCTTCCCTGATCTGGGCTTATGGGGATTGGGGCGGCCCGAACGGCTATCCAGGAACGGTCTGTATTCATCAACAGCGGCTTACTTTTGGCGGCTCGCCTGAATTCCCTGAAACCATATGGATGTCCAGGGTCGGTTCATATACCGATTTCGGAACATCCAGCCCAGTCGTTGATGATGACAGCCTCAGCCTCACCCTGGGCGCGAATACTGTGCATGAGATTCGCGGTTTGCTCTCTCACAATAACCTGGTGGTTATGACGTCGGGCGGTGCCTGGGCGCTGGGGATCGGGGATAACGGGGCGTTAACACCTTCCAACTGTGGCGCTCAGCTCCAATCATTCCGGGGGTCTGCAAAGCTGGATCCAATCGGGATCGGAAGAAGCGGTCTTTACCTGCAGAACAAAGGGCAAATCATCCGGGATCTGGCTTATGAATTAAATTCATCATCTTACCAAGCCTTTGATTTGACAATGCTTGCGTCTCACCTATTCGAGGGGTTTGAGATCCTTGAGTGGGCTTGGCAGGAAGTTCCTTTCCAAACGCTTTGGGCTGTCCGCGATGATGGGGTTTTACTCTCCTGCGCTTACGTGCGCGAGCAGGAAGTGTTAGGCTGGGCTCAACATGATCTCGGTGGGGTCGTTGAAAGCGTTTGCACAGTTCCAGAGGGCAATGAAAACGCGCTGTATGTTGTCGTTGTAAGGAATACCTACAGCTCACCGACCCTGGCCGAGGGCACCCCGACGCCACACAGATACCTCGAACGGATGCATGGCCGATTCGTATCCGACCTCACAGAGGCTTTCTTTGTCGATTCCGGTTTATTCTTCGACAATTCCGATGTGATGGCGCTGGTTCAGTTGACCATTACCGGTGGCACCAACTGGGACGAAACCGAGCAAGTGAACTGCCTCTCTGATATCGCCGGGATTTTCGACACCACGTCTGACGATGACCTGGGGGACCAGCTTGTTTTTGTATTATCTGATGGCAGCAGACTAAGATTCACAGTCGAGCAAGTTTTAAATGCTTCTACTGCTAAGGTTAGAGCCAATAGGACCATTCCGGAGGAATACCGTAACGTGCTTCTGCCTGATTGGGATTGGGCGCGCAATTCCTATGCCATGGCGCATCTGATCGGAAATGAGGTGGTTGTCCTGGCTGACGGACTGGTTCAGGCACCTGTCACGGTGGCGGCAGATGGTACCGTGGCTATCGATCCGCCAGCGACCAAGGTTTCAATTGGCCTAGCTTACAATTCGGATTTGAAAACGCTTGATCCGGCCATCAACCTACCGGAAACGCCGATGGACAAGCGGAAAAACATAACACAGGTGCGGTTCAAGGTCCGGGAGTCGAGGAATATGAAGGCTGGGCGCGACTTTGACAATCTGTATGAATTCAGGCCGCGCAATGCTGAAATCTACGACGCAACGCCCACGCTGCAAAGCGGAATCGTGGGAATCGCGGTTGCCTGCACTTGGGAGCCTCAAGGGGTGATCTGCCTGCGCCAAGACCAGCCTTTGCCTATCAACTGGATCGCTTTGATTCCAGACATTCAGATAGGCGGTAAGTAATGCGAAAAATAGAGTTTTTAAGCGAAAAATACATAGACATGATTGCAAACAATATAAGAGAGTCAGACAGAAAAGAAGTCTATGCATCGCATCACATTACAGACATGAAAGAAGCTCTCATGAATTGCTTGGCGCTGTCTCATGAATCCTGGGTCTGGGTAGTGGACGATGAGCCGATATGTGTTTTTGGTGTTTCTCCAGGCTCTTATCTGACCAAGCAAGGCATTCCTTGGCTTTTGGCTACCGAAAAACTGAATGAAAACATACACAGTTTTATAATTAATTCAAAAATAATAGTAGACTACTGGAAAACCAAGTGGGATTTGCTTTATAACTATGTAGATGCAAGCAACGAAGCTTCAATAAGGTGGCTTAAATATCTCGGCTTTACGATTGATGAACCGGCCCCGTATGGGATGGAAAGATTGAATTTCAGAAGGTTTCACATGAAGGGGAGGCCGTATGTGTAGCGGTGGTGCATTGGGTCTTTTTGGCGGGTTTGCGTCTGCCTCTGGGCAGGAACAATCAACCGCAACGCAAACAAGAGAGATCATTGATAAGATAAATATAAATAAAGTAAAAAAAGAAGAAGCACTGACACAAGGCCAAATTGCACAGGAAAACCAGATAAACCAAACACAAAAGGTTTTAGGCGCTCAGCAAGCACAAATGGGGGCCAGTGGGCTAGATGTATCCAGCGGGACATTTCAAAAACTTTCAACAGATACCGCAAAGACGGGAGCAATTGATTCTCAGACTATCCAGCGTAATGCACTCATGCAGGCATGGGGTTATGACGCTGAGAATACCGCATTATTCAATAAGGTAAAAGGACTTGAAAAAGCTCAGGAATATAAAACACTTACGACTATGCTAGGTGGTATGGGCGGTTTGTTTTAAGAACAGGCGGAAGAAATGGCAAAAATCCCAGTTTACGACATACCACAAGTTGAACCGAAGATGCCCAATGTCAATTTGCCATCTCAGGCGGTGCGTAGTGGCTTGGAGGATTTAGGCGCAGGTATCACTGATCTAGCCAACAAAATAAAGCAGAAAGAACAGGAAGCAGACTATCTTAAGACTGAAGAAGAAACCAATTACGCCAGGGCTGAAGCCCAAAAACTGATGGCCGAGGTTGAGGCAAAAAAAGGCAATCAGATTCTTGAACCTGACCCCAATGGTGATGATTTAAATATTCCATTAAAAGAAAGCCTTTTGAAACGTTATGATGAAAATATTGATTTTCAGATGGCTGAAATACCAGACAGGCAGAAGGAAAGGTTTCGTGTAAATACGGAAAGATTAAGAACTGAATTAGAGTATAAAATCGACAATCATATCAATACCGAATCCGGGAAGGTCGCCAACGAAGGCTACAACAAGATAGACGCCACGGAAGCCGGCCACATACTCAATTTTGGTGTGACGCCAGATGGACAGCCCGACGGGCCAGTGATCGCTCAGGCCAATGAGCGCAGGAAAAACAACGCTCGACAGGCGGCCATAGCCAATGGCACCGATCCACAGATAGCAGTTCAAGCCGTGGATGCAGACACCAAGCGCCTGGTGCTGGATGCTCTTATCAATCGCGATAGTCCAGCGCTGGAAACGTATTTCAATACGGTGAAAGGGGAATTGGCCGAAAAGGACCGGTTACGCTTTGAAAAGATAGTGGCTGATAAAGCTGGATACTACCAGGCAAGACAAAACGTGCCTCTGCTGATTGAAAAATACGCCATTCCTGGGACGAATACCTTTGATATCAATGCCCTAATGTTGGATGTTTATTCACGTCCTGGATTATCCAAAAGGGACATAGAAGAACACAAATCTTTGGCCACATCGATGCAAAATCTCATCGAAAAAAACAACGCCGTGCGCATCGAAGCATACGCCAATACGATCATCGGCGCTTACGCCGAAACAGGTAGCGCGGCGGTAGCGCTGAATAGACCAGAGTTGACAGAGCTGCGAAAAATCAGCGAGGCCAAAGCTTTTGAACTGAGAAACGCCTTGTTTGCCTGGGAAGCCCAGGCACAGGCCGAAAAGATGGGGATCAAGGATCCTAACCGCTGGATGAGCCAGAACGCGGCTTTCTGGGCAGCAACGGCGGATCAGAACCGGCTCCAGAATATGACGGCTCAAGAGATCTGGGATCCAAATCTGATGATTGCCCTTGGACAAAAAAACCATGCAGACCTGGTAGAACGCTGGAAGCTTCTCCGAACGCCGGAAGGTCAGCGGAAATTCACGGATGTCGCGCTCAAGTCTGAAGAACTGACTGATGTGTTTACGGCCGCAGGTTTAGGTATTAAGCCCAATGGGAAGACAAAGCAGCAAGAATGGCTGACCAAAAAAGCCAAGCTGCGGGAATTGATTGAAAACGATATCAGACAACTGCAAACAAAATCACCGCAACACGTGGCGACCGAACCAGAGCGAAACGAGATTTACAAGCGCTGGACGAATAAAATTCGGATCAGCAAAGATAAATCCTGGTGGTGGCCGTTCGAGGGGACCGAAGAGGTCTATGCATATCAAAAGCCGGAAATCGCGCGGCAAATGCAGGCCCAAGCGCAGGCTCCCAATATCCAGATAAGCGAAACAGCTATTCAGGATCTGGACAGCGCTATGGTCCAGCAGGGGATTCTGCCTGCCCTGAAGCCAGGGGAAAAAATGAGCGCGGAAAGACGGCAGCAGGTTCAGCAATATCTCATGAAACAAACGCCGCAACCGGTGGGAGCCACGGCATTGAAAGCTGCTCAGGAAAAAGCCTCTGTGTCTGTCCCTGGGCCTGTAAATCCTGTCCCAACGCCCAAACCGACACAACCGCAAGCACCGCCAAGGGTGCAAGGTGGAGCTGAAAAAGCCATCAGGGAAGAAGGCGCAAAGATATGGACAGGCATCAAATCTGCGCCTTTCCTGTTCACAAAACAGCTTGCCAAGCTGGTCGGCGTGAAATTTACCGATCAGAACAAGCGAGACTATGAAACCGCCATCAAGGAAATGACTGCTGCGGGCGTCTTTCAACCCGGCCAAAAGCTCAACGATAACGACTGGAACGACATCAAAGCCTACCTTGCGAACCGAAAGGGGAAGAAATGATCGTTCCCGGTTCGGATCAGCCACTCAAAGAGCGAACACTAGAGGAACTCCAAGCGGATCCTTTTCTGATGGAGTTGAAGAAAAAGCGCCAAGCGGCACAAGCTTATGTTGTACCGACTGCGCCACCTATCCAAACCCCTGAACCTGCGATTCAGGAACCTGTTGAAGTTCCGGAACCCGAAACCGGGCCGGATCCTGCCGACGTGGAACCGGCGCTTCGATTCGCTTCAGGGAATCCTGCTGAACAGGTGGCCAGGGATTGGGACACAGCAAAAAAATTGGGCACTCCCTATTCCCCGATCAACTGGGATCGGGCGGTACTCGAAGAAGAAACCCGATATAGGAAGCTGCAGCAAGAGGTTCTCCATCCCTCCATCTGGAATCACGCGCCCACTCAGACTTGGATGCAGAACCAGGAAAACGCGGCGCTTGTCCAGGGGGAGATGCCAGCCTTACAGGCTATAGGTGATGCCAGGGATAGGGCGATAGCGGCGGACAAGGCGCGAGTTGAGGCAGCCAACCGGGCCGGGCGGGTGAGTAAATGGCTTTCCCCGTTCGTGTCTTTTGGTCGTGGTGCCGTCGATCTGGCTGGTCTACCCGGTGACATGCTTTACCTGCTGACAACCTTTTCTGCAAAGCTGGCAGGCGAACCCGCGCCCGTGCGGGAAAAAGGCACCCTGACCAAAGCCAAGGAATATTTGGCAGGCAAAGAGGCTGCAACCGGTGAATTCTTCGTTACCGACCCGGTAACTGGCGAATCATATTTCAATCAGGAATCCATTTCCATATCCAACGCGGCAAAACTGATTGCCGGGGAAGTGCCAAGCATGGCGGCCATGGTCGGCGCGACGGCTCTTACCGGTGGCGGGGCTGCTCCGCTGGCAGTGGCCAAGTATGGGCCTTGGGTGAATCGGGCGCTACGCTTTGGGAAGGCAGCGCTGACCCCTGCGGCGGCCATCAATACGGCGCGTGTAGCTCAATCAGTGCATCAAGACGGGATTCAATATCTGATGGCCCAGGGGCAGACTGAACCCGAAGCGGCGGCGAAGTCAGCCCCCGGCGCGATCCTGGCAGGTATCACATCCAGCCTTTTTGGATCTCCGTTGGAAGCTCGCATCATCGAAGGCTGGGCGGCCAGCATGGCATCCCAACCCGCCACTGCGAGCATCGGGCGCCGGATCCTGACCATGCTTAAGCAGGTTCCGATTCAAGGAACGAAAGAAGGTTTCCAGGAAGTCCTGGAAGGGGTCGGGGAGGACCTTTCCCGGTGGGTGACGTTCCAGCCGGATCTCACCATCAAGCAGGCCACGCAGAACGCAATCACCAATGCAATCGGTGGTGCCGTGGTTGGCGGTGCGATTGGTGCCGGTCTGCATGCTCCCATGGCGCTGCGGGTGGCCAGAAACACGGAATACTTCCAAAGCCTGGTGGAGCACGCCAAGAATTCAAAAATTCCTGAAGACAAGCTGATCGAACAAATCAAAGTCCAGGCTGAAAACGGGCCAGAGCTGCCAAGCGTGGATGCTGGCTTGTTGGCAACGCTTTGGCAGGGGATGGGCTTGGAGCCCAATCAAACCGCAAGCGATTTGGGTATTGAAGGCTTTATCCCGGCGCTGGCCAGTGGTCAGGAAGTCCAGCTTTCCCCGGCTGCTTTCGTCCGGATGGCGCAGGACGGAACCCTGGATCAGCTCCAGGCGGATCTGCGCCTGACGCCAGGCGGATCGACTCAGCGCGAGGAAGAAGCCTATCAGAAGGATGCCGAGCGGATCAAAGAGCAAATCAAGAAAGGCGTGCCGGTAGACGAGGCAGCCGATCCTGAATTCAACGAGCTGAAAGATTATCTGAAGACTCAACTTGTCGCTGCTGGGCGGGCGCCTGATGTGGCCGAAACGGAAAGCATGTTGTCTGCTGCTGCACTTACCAATCTCACCAGGCGGCAAAGCCTTTCCCCCAGGTGGATCATCGACACCTATTCACCGAAAATCACGCGGCCATCTCCTGCGGAACAGGGCACGATCATCCAGCGGGCAATGCAACGGGTGGCGCCGAAGGTTGAAGCGGGCATGAGCCCGGAAGAAGCCATAAAAGAGGAACTGCCACCCGATCAGCAGGCCGAAGGGCTGAACTGGTGGGAGACATATTTTCAGGGAATGAACGAAAAACCGGTTTTCTATTCCGCTCTTGGGCGTTCGATACCAGAGATATCTAAGATCGCAGACAAACAAGGCATGGTTGATCCAGGCCAAGCAATGGCTTGGCTGTCTGCACGGCAAAAGGAAGGGAAGTTTAAACAAGCAGAATTGGATGCTATTGGATTATTTGGATTACCGGACTTCATAGATTCTCTTTCGGGTAGTGACAAGAAACAGAAAATACCTGTCCAAAGTATTTTGAATCTTGTTAAATATAATGGTGTAAAGGTTGATGAAATAGAAAAAGGTAATAAATGGCGGTTTATGAATACCGCTAACGAATGGAAGTATTTTGAAACTGAAGAAGAAGCTCGAAAAGCTTATGAATTTGAATTGAATTGGATATACGAGGATTCAGTAGCAGTTATTGATGATTCAGAGCATGAAACAGAGCCAGATATTACAGTGAGGAATTACGATGATGAGGCAGTATGGACAGCGAAGCCGGATAGTGATGGTGATTGGTTTACCGAAGATGGCAGATATGGCTATGAGCAATTCGACAGCAAGGAAGACGCTTTAGCGAGTGCCGAAGAATATGCTAAAAAAATCAAGAAAGATTGGGAATCAGAAACTAGAGAGCCAGAAATTTCAGATGAAAGTCCAGGTAAGTTTTCAGAATATACTTTGCCGGGTGGTGAAAACTATAAAGAATTACTACTGACATTGCCAGGGGGTAAAAAGTTTTCATCCTCTCACTTTGATGAGAAAAATATTCTTGCACATGTCCGATTTAATGAAAGAACGGATTCAGAAGGGAAAAAGGTTTTATTCATTGAAGAGATTCAAAGCGATTGGGCACAGAGGGGGAAGAAAGAGGGATTTGATAAAGTTCCAAAAGCTCCATTCGTAACCGATACCAAAGCATGGGTAGCGTTGGCAATCAAGCGAATGATGCGCTATGCCGTGGACAGTGGCTTTGATAAGATCGCATTCATCAATGGTGAACAATCAGCGGATAGATATGATTTAAGCGAAAAGATTAATTCGTTATACTATAAGAAAAACGATAATGGAAATTATAACTTAAAGGCAATGACCAATGACGACACTATTATAGATGTAGCATCAAACGTATCAAAAAATTCAATATCTGATTGGGTGGGAAATGAAGTTGCCAATAAAATAATTAATGAAGAGGGTGCAACTCCTGAATTTGGCGATAGACTTTTTAATACATATGAAGGATATAGACAATTAAAAGGAATAGATCTGAAGGTGGGCGGGGAAGGTATGAAAACCTTCTACGACGTGATTGTATCTAGTGTTGCAAAAGAAACAGCACGAAAGTTGGGCGGGAAGCTTGGTGAAAGCACCATTGATTTTGACGGGGATACTTCAAAGCAGGTATCCATAGAAATCACTCCAGAGATGGCTGCAAAGATTCAAGAGGGTCTGCCGCTCTTCCAGCGTGGCGGGGGTCGCTACGCATCCAAAGCCCAGAAGGATGCAGCGCGGGCGCGAATCCGGGGACTGAATACTGATAAAGCCGACATGAAAAATATGTCAGACGCGGCCCGGGCGGAAATGGCCGAAAACCAGGCGGCCTGGGAAAGGTTTGATGCTGAGATAGGGGCCTCCCTGGCCGGTGACGTGCTGGCCGAGCCGCGCAAAGGAAAGAAGAAGGGCCAGAAGCCACAAGAACCACTTGGTTTTTTCCAGTATCGGGATCTGGGGGACGAAGGCGGCAAACGGGCACAGATGGGCTTTCTGGAAAAGGCCGATCTGACCACATTCATCCATGAGAACACACACTTCCTCATGCGTGTCATGCGCGATTTGGCGTCACGCGAAGGCGCCACAGAGCAAATCAAAGCCGACTGGCAGACGCTTCTGGATTTCGCCGGGTCGAAAGATGGCACCCTCACCATTGCGCAGGAAGAAATGTTGGCCGAAGCCGGGGAAAAGTATCTGCTCGAAGGGAAAGCGCCTTCCAACGCTCTCAAGGAAGCCTTTGCTAGGGTGAAAAGCTGGCTGCACATGATCTATGAGCTGCTCAAGGCGCGGCGGTTGGATATCCGGCTAAACAACGATGTTCGAACGGTGTTCGACCGGATCTATGCAAGCGATCAGGAAATAGAAGAAGCGCGCGCTACAACCAACGACAGGCCCTTGCTTTCGAGTGCCGAAGACCTGAACATGACCGAAAGCCGATTTCAGAGTTATTTGCGAATAGCACAGAAACGGATCGACGAGGCCAAGGAGCGAAATGATAAAAAACGCTTGTCGGACCTGGTTAAAGAGCGGCAAGACTTCCTGGAAGTCGAACGGGAACGCCTTGAGCCTGGCATTGAAGCGGAAGTCAGCGCCGAACCCGTCTACGTTGCTATGGATGCGCTTTCAACTGGAAAACTTCCAGATGGAACACCCATTAAGCTTTTCAAACCCGCTCTGGTGGCCAAGTATGGCGCGGCGAAGGTAAAGGATTTACCTCGCAATGTCCGCCTGGGATACAAGATTCAGGGCGAAGGGTCCATTGACGCTGACGGCGCCGCTGAATTGCTGGGCTTCCAGTCTGGTGATGCGCTGATGGATGCCTTGACCATGGCGGAAAAGAAAGAAATCAAGGTGCAGCGCCTGGTCGACGAGCGGGTGAAACAGCTCCATGGTGATCCCCTGGATCCCGCTTTGATCGCCGAAGCTGCACAGGATTCTATTCATGCCGGGGATCCCGAAGAAAAGATCATAGAATTGCGCGAGTTTCGCCGGGCTCAGCGCGAGGCGGCTCCTGCCGTGCAACAGGCGAGAAAGGAAGGAAAGGAAAATGCCGATCAACTCAAGGAACAAGTGCAAAGGGAAAGGCAAGGGCGGCAGACGGAGGACTTCTGGGCCAAGGGCGTAGTCAATGAAGTGCCGCCGATGTCCATGTTCAAGGATGCTGCCAAGGAAATCATTTCCGGCATCCGGATCCTGGACATCAACCCCAACAAATACCTGACTGCACAACGTAAATTCAGCGGGGAAGCCTTCCGGGCGCTGGCCAATAAAGACTACGGCGCGGCGGGAGATGCCAAGGAAAAGGAACTGCTGAATCATTTCCTTTACCGTGAAGCGCGAAAGTTGCAGGAATTCGAAGCCAAGGTGGAGAAATATGTAAGGAAGTTTTTTAAGCCTTCGGCTCAGCAGAGGATTGCCAAAGCCGGGGGGGACCAGGGGGAACTGGTCTACCTGGCTCAGATTTACGGAATCCTGGACCGCTTCCAGTGGACGAAGGAAACCAAGCTTTTCCTCGAAACCCGGGCGATGATCAGGCAGGATATCGGGGCTTTCCTGAAGGAAAAATTCGAGGATGGGGAGCTCCCGGAACTCGATCCTTTACTCTACTCTGACACCACAAAGAACTATCGGGAGCTGACAGGGCCGGAATTGGAAGCTGTCTATACAGCTCTTAAGGCGATCGAGACGGCGGCAGGCGATCAGGGAAAGATATTGATCGACGGCAAAAAAGCAGACAAAGAAGAAGCGGTCGCTGGTCTGAACGACTCCGCCTATTCCAATTTCGCAATCAAGCCACTCCCAAGAGATCCGAACACCAAAGGGGCGATCAAAAAGGCAGTATCCAAGGCAAAGACGCTTGATGCCTCTCTGATCAAGATGGAACAATGGATTGACCGGCTGGATGGCGGGGATATCAACGGGTGGTGGCGGCGGGCCATCTTCGAGCCGATATGTCTGGCGCAATACAAAGAGTATGAGCTGACCAGGGACATGACCGCCAGGATTGCGGCGGCGCTTGAACTGATGCCCAAAGCCATCCGGAAGAATCTCGATGAAATCATTGATATCCCTGGGCTGGGACCTGTGACCAGGAAATGGATCATCAGCGCGGGCCTGAATACCGGCAATGATTCCAATTACCAGAAAATGCTCAAGGGCGAAAAACTCACAGATTTACCGGGTATTGAAGCCATGGCCAAGGCGTTGGACGTCCTGACCAAGGAAGAATGGCTGTTCATTCAAAGCGTTTGGGATTCCCTGGAAACCCTCTGGCCAGAAATCGAAGCGCAAGAATTAAGGCTGAACGGCATAGCGCCGAAGAAAGTAGACATAAAACCAATAGACATAACGCTGGCAGACGGGGAAGTTCTCCGTCTGCGCGGCGGCTATTATCCGGTGGTTTACGCTCCTGACGAGTCGAACGCCGGTAAACAGCAAGCTGACGCTGTATATGACGAGCAGACCAAGCGGGTCAGCTACCCAAGAACATCAACCGGGCACACAAAAGAGCGCGTCGAGAATTTCGCAAGAAAGATGCTTCTCGACTTTGAAAGCGTTCTCGGGCGTCATATTCCCAAAGTGATCAAGGATCTTTCCCACCGTGAAGCTGTGACGAGTGTTGCCAAATTACTACGCGATGAGCGGGTGATGAATTCGCTCAATGAAACCATCGGGCCTGAATACGCGCGGGAATTCTGGCCTTGGTTGTTAAATACTGTTAACGATACGAGCGGGGTGAATGATCCCTCGATCCTGGGCTGGCGCCATCTGTTACAAACCACGCGGCAGAATATGGTTGTCGCTACGTTGGGCTTTCGGGCGTCTTCTGTCTTCGTCCAGGCAGCAGATTGGACCAGAGTGCTGGTGGGGGCACATGCCGTCAAACCGCAATATCTGGTTCGATCTGGGGCAAAATTTAGTGCAGAATTCGCGCAATACGTGGCAACCGGGGGCCAAGCTGGTTTTCCGATGCTCGATCAGATGCGCGAGATGAGCCACGAAATGCGGGGCAGGGCTGAAAACCTGGACAGGGATGTCAGAGGGGCAATGCGTCGGCTTGCCGGGAAAGATGGGGCGTTGGCGGCTGCTCAGCGGTGGGGGTTCAAAGGGCTGGCTATCGCCGATGCGCTGACGTCTACCACCACCTGGTGGGCGGCATTCGATCAAGCCACCGCCGAGGGCAAAAACACGTCAACCGCCATCAAGGAAGCTGACAGGGTGGTCAGGCTCAAGCTGATGACCGGCGCTCCAAAAGATCTGACAAGCTTGCAATCTGCCGGTGATATGGGCCTCAAGTTCATTACAATGTTCATGGGTGATGCCATAAATAGCTATGGTATCACTCGTGAAGCATTGGCAAATATCGGCAGCAACAAGAAAGTGGCGTCTTCAGTATTCGCCTTGTTGATGGTCGGTATCATTTCGCCGATCCTGGCGGACTTCCTGAAAAATAAGATTCCGGAGGATGACGAAGATCGTAAGAAATACCTGGCTGGAAAACTCATTTTTGGCCTTCCCTCCTCGGTGCCCTTACTCCGCGATGTTGTGAGCGCGTTGGAAGGTGGTTACGACTACAAATACACCCCGGTGCAAACTGTGATGGAGAAATTCATCAAAGCAACCAAGATGGCGTCTGACCTCGCGGACGATGAAAAAGATGTGGAATGGGATGATTTTTTCATGACCGGCATGGAAAGCGCTGGCTTGTTGTTTGGCATTCCTGGAAGCGGCCAGATAGGAACCACTTATCGGTATCTGGATCAGCTCGAATCAGGCAAGCGCGATAAACCGGACTCAGGTACTCAACATACGCGCAATCTATTGTTTGGACCCCCACCTAAACCGAAAGGTGGTGACTAATGGCTTATTTCAGGAAGGAAACCAATCCTCAGCCTATTTTTCCCGATGAGGGAACACTGACGAATACCGTGGTTGGCGTTCCTCAGCCGCCAGCGGCACACGTCCACCCGGCTGCCCAGATTTCAGATAGCACGGCGGTAGGTCGGGCGCTGATGGCTGCGCCTGATCCTTTCGCAATCCGGTTTTTCAGAATCAACGCTGACAACACGATTTCTGAACTATCAGACGCGGATTTCAGAACGGCGATAGGGGCAGGTAGTTCTACCCTGGTAATCGGCACGACCGCAGGGACCGCATGCGAAGGGAACGACGCGCGGCTATCCGATGCCCGGACACCAACAGCGCATACCCTGGATGGAGCACTGCACACGATCACCGGGAAAACGGCCGGCCATTTCCTGAAAGCCTTGAGTGCTACAACTTACGGCTTTGCGCCGCATGGGCTGACGGCTGGGGACGTGGGGGCAGACCCAGCGGGCACGGCTGCGGCTGCTATCGCCCCGTGGTGGACACTGGCAGCGGAAACGCATTTCACCAGTGGTTTCTTGAGCAGGACAGACAACACCTTATCTTTGTCCACCCGCACCCTGACCATTGCGCCCACGGGGGCCAATTTCGCCATCTATTTGGATGCCGTCAAAATCCTGAAAACCGGCGGGGCAAGCTGCTCCACGACGATTCCCGCCACGGTCGGCCTGCATTTCATTTATTTTGATGCTACCGGCGCCTTGCAGAATTCCATGAGTGCCTGGTCGATCATTGCCGGTTTGGCGCCTGTCGCAACGATTTATTGGAATGGCACGGCGGGGGCAGTGTCAGACGAAAGGCACGGCGCACAAAGGAACCTGGCTTGGCACGAATGGGCACATGACACCATCTCAACGCGGTACGAAAGCGGGTTGATTCAAACGTATCCGACTGGCGCACAATCCAAAATTCAGATTGAATCCGGCCATATCCATGATGAGGACATTGATTTTTCCATTGCACAACAGACCCTCTGTCGGAATTGGTATGAAACGGCGGCTTCAACCTACACCTGGGCAAATGGCGTTGACAACGCCGGAAATGACCGCCCCTACCTTTGGAACGCAGGAACAAGCCGTGTGCAGTATCCAAAGTCAGACGCGGCCTATGCGCTGACCGATGCCGGGGCAAATGAATATGTAGTCGTTTGGGCTTATGCATCGACGGACATTGACCGACCGATCTATATTTTGACGGGTTCAAAGACGTCTGCTTTTAACAACATCGCGGCGGCGCGAGCGGCGGCGGCACCGTCTACCATAGGCTTTCTGACTCCTGAAATGAAATTGATCTACCGTTGGATTTTCAAGGGTGATGGCACTTTTCAGGAATCAACCGATTATCGAACGTCCACATCTTTACCGGGTGGGGGCACCACGGCAGTCAACGCGCTGAATGTCAGCTATACACCCACGGGGAACATTGCTGCAACCAACGTCCAAAATGCGATAGACGAGCTGGACACCGAAAAAGCGGCGGTGAATGCTTCGACTACCGGCAGCGCGGCTTCTTTGAAGTCTCCTTCTACTACGGGCCTTGCGCAACTCACGGGCATGGCGGCGGGATCGACGCGAGTAATCACGGTGCCTGATGCCAACGCGACCATGGCACGGACAGACGCGGCGCAAACGTTTGCAGGGACGCAAACTTTTAGCGGTGTCGTAAACATTTTAGGCGCTTCAACTATAGGTATCACGGTAAGAACTAACAGGATATCTTCAGAAGAATATGACGGAGTAACCACAATATCTTTTAATTACCACGGTTATCTGAATGGAACTACTCAGTTTAGAAATTTCAGCGTTTATGATGGGAAAGAAACCCGGCTTCTATTTGTTGAAGGTTCCACGGGTGTAACGACATTAAACAGCGTTCTAGATCTTACAACCGGAAAAGTTATTAAAATTAATGGCTTTCAAGTCGTTGGGGCTAGGCAAGCGGCAATTGCTGATGTTGCCAGCGCTGACGCTACAGATTTAACGACTGTAATAGCGCTTGCCAATGAATTGAAAACAAAGCTTAATCTTTCTCTAGCCAAAGACAGGACGCATGGACTTATAGCCACGTGACTACTCCCCCGCCTAAAGTCGGGGGCTTCTTGGGTGGTTGAGGCCCACAGACGCTAGCCCACGTCTGAGAATATTTATGGCAGCGTTATGATCCCGATCCATTTCCAAACCACAGGCGCACCGATGCACCCGCTCAGAAAGATCTTTTGGAACCAGAACACCACATCGAGAACACTCTTTCGTAGTGTTCGTCGGATCAACCAGAATGACCCGTTTACCGGCGCTTGCAGCCTTGTATTGGGTGAATTGAACAAATTGAGACCAAGCTACATCGGCAATACTACGGCTCATTGCTTGAGTGCCGGATTCCAGCATTTCTTTTGTATCGAGTTTTTCAAGGGCAATGAGATCGTATTTCTGCACGATAGCCAACGAGGTTTTATGCGCAAAGTCTTTGCGAACATTGGCGATACGCTCATGAATCTTCGATTCGATTATTCTTGTTTTCTTGCGTTCAGAAGATCCCTTGGGCTTCAGTTCTCGGCGCTGGGATGCCTTAGCAAGACGAGTGGCATAGGTCTTGAATGTTCTGGGATTCTTAACCGTCTCACCATTACTCATGGTGGCAAAAGTCTTCAAGCCAAGATCAATACCGATCCTGGATTCAATAGCACAAGGAACTATTTCAACATCTGGCAATTCACAGCTAAAACACGCGAACCATTTTCCTGTAGATGTCCGGCGGATAGTGAGCGTTTTGGTTTTGCCTTCAATGGGGCGATGAACGATGGCTTTGATCGTTCCAATCTTGGAAAGCTTCACACCGTTTCCCAAAAGAGAAAAGCCGCTTTGCGTGAATGTGAAACTGTCATAGCATCCCTTCCCTTTGAATCGTGGATAGCCCGGTTCTTCTCCCGCTTTCACACGACGAAAGAACGCTTTGAATGCAAGATCCACACGAATCTGAGACTCTTGAAGAACTTGGGAATGAACCAGATTGAGAGAAATTCTATTCTCTTTCCAAAAAGGAAGATAGCTCTGAGTGTCATAAAGCCCAAGGCTCACACCAGCCAGTTCAAAGAGATTCTTCTTGGATGCAAGGGTTTCATTGTAGACCCAACGGCATTCTTCCAAAATTGCTTCCAGCATACGAAGTTGAGACTTCGTAGGATAGAGGCGATACTGGAAGGTTTTACGCAAAATCAAGCTCCATGTATTTCAGCTTAAGTTATGGAGCATATTGTGTCAACCACCGAAAAGCACGCTTTCATCCCCCACCTGAAGGTGGCGGGACTTCAGCGCATAATGGTAAAAAGGGGTTTATCATGACATTAACCACTACACACAACCGCGTAGAATATACGGGCACGGGCCTGCTATCCAGTTATCACTATAACTTTAAAGTTTTCAATGACACTGACTTGACAGTGATCAGGGTAGACCTTGACGGGAATGAGAATACTCTGATCTTGGGCATTCATTATTCTGTCGATGGCGAAGGCAATTCTTTAGGTGGATTTGTCAATTTATTGGATGGCAATCTGGCGCTCAATTATCGCCTGATCATCCTTCGTGATCTGCCATTGAACCAGCCAACGCACTTCAGGAACCAGGGCGCTTTCTTCCCGGAAAGGCATGAGGACGCTTATGATCGCAGTTTGATGGTGTCACAGCAGCTTCAGGAGCAGATAGACCGCGCAATGATCGCGCCTGTGTCAGCTCCTTCAGGGTTCTCTTATGTCCTTCCCCGGCCCGATCCTGACCATGTTCTCGCCTGGAATGCTGCCGGAACGGCGATAGTGAGCACCACGGCTATTTCTGTACAGGGGATGCAGGATCTAATCAGTAATACAGACGTGGCGAAAGGGGCCGCTCTAGTCGGTTATAGACATAATCTAACCGGGGCGGTAGGTCGAACGCTGAGCACTAAGCTACTGGAATTGCTTTCTGTTGATGACTTTGGGGCTGTTGGCGATGGGGAAACAGACGATGCGGACGCAATCCAGGCGGCTTTGAATGCTGCGGTAGGAAAGCGTTTGTTATTTACTAATGGGAAAACCTATGTAGTTGAAAAGGCAATTACCATTATGGGGTCTACACATTTAATGGGTAATGGTGCCATACTTTATCTTACTGACCATGATTTATCTTGGATTGAAATAGTTCAAAGCGTTGCTATTGATTATCTTGTAATTGAGGATTTTATTATCACAGGAATACCTGAAACAAGATACGATTTGCCTGCAATAGGTAATTATAGCGGAACAACCGTTGAGCATGCTATATTTAGAAATATAACATTCAAAAATCATTCTTTTGGTCTTAACATTAATCAGCAGTCGGCGGGTTACTTCTTATATGTAAGCGTTGAAAACTGCCTATTTGATACAATGTATGATGAATCTGAAGGCGTTGTATCAGGCCAGGGGTTGGGGCTGGCGTGCAGTCTCGGCTTTGATACTGCTGGGCGTCCAGATTCCCATGTTCACGTGTCCAATTGTATCTTTAAAAATACAGGCAGACATGCATTATACGTTGACAGCGGTAATGATGTGATAGTTGAAAACTGTGTATTTTTGAATCACAGAGTCGGGAATACCTTGCAAACTTACAATCTGGCAGCATTACAACTTTCGGGATGTAAAAACATCCTGGTCAATCAATGCAAATTCTATGATAACAATGATACTGCACTATGGTTTACCGGCAGGGAAGGCGGGGACGCTGACAACTGCATAGTCAGTAATTGTCTGTTTAGGAATGGCAACAAATACGATATTTTAGTGGGACAGGATTCCCCAGATATAAATGGCACCACCTCACATGTTTTAATTCAAGGAAACATGACATACCATACCGCTACTAACCAATATTCATCAATACAAATACAGTCCTGCATAAATTTGAAGGTTTGCAATAACATGGTAGACGCAAGTGCTCTATCTGTTTCTCACTACGGTATGGTAACACTGCACGCTTATGGCTCGACTTATCCAAGTAATTATTACCTGATAGAAAATAATTATATTCTGATGCCTTTAACCGGAGTGGCTAGGGCCTTCAATATCAATCCTACAAATATTCTTGGGGGTACCGCTGTTGTTTTGATAAATAAAAATCATGTCATAGCGAATAGCAAATGGTCTTTTGCCGGTGCGCATACTAATGTCAATTTCATATATAAGTTTTATGTCGATGATTTAAGGATAGTAGGGTCTTCCTGGAGCGATCAACCCTTGATTTTAGGCGCTTATTACTTATGGGTGGATTCAACCGGAGATTTGCGCATAAAAAGCGGGGCTCCTGTCAGTGACACAGATGGAACTGTCGTCGGCGCTCAAACCTGAACTGCACATTTTTCAGTGCAGTCTCCCTTTCTCTTTTTTCTCTAGCGAAACGGCGTGGAACAATTTAGAAATGCGGTTAAATTGCGGAAAACATCGCGGAATACCATGAATTACGCAACGATTGCAAGGGTTTTTTCTTCTCGATCAGTGCCGACACTTCCAGACTAATCGTTGGCTTCGTGTGGTCACGTCCAGCGTCGGAACCCTATGCGCGCGAACCCTCGCGAACCCTCGCGAAGGTTCGTGGGAGGATCAAGGACGTGCAATCACGTCCAGCCGTTCGGAACCACTTGCACAGGCGCAGACACGGCGGCTGGCACTCGGTGCAGTCACATCCAGCCCTTCGGAACCACTTTCACATCTGGGGAAGTTCAATACTCAGTGGCAAAGCTACTTGGTGCAGTCACATCCAGCCCTCCGGAACCACATGCACCCGATTTGCCGGAGGTCCTAAACGATCGCGCTCAAGAGTGCAGTCACATCCAGCCGTTCGGAACCACTTGCACACCGAGGCGTCACACCCTTGATTTCGCCAAAAGCTTTGTGCAGTCACATCCAGCGTCGGAACCACATGCACTTGGATTGAAATCAAGTCAATTTCAATCCAACGAGTGTGCAATCACATCCAGCCGTTCGGAACCACTTGCACGCCCGAGTTCCACAGCCACGGACAGTGGGGCTGCAGGTGCAATCACATCCAGCCCTCCGGAACCACATGCACCCCCCTGGCTTGCTCTTTTATCAGCGGGAATGCCTCGTGCAGTCACATCCAGCCCTCCGGAACCACATGCACTGGGCGGTGCCTGGCTGCTCGACTGGCTGAGGTAGGCGTGGTGCAGTCACATCCAGCCCATTGGAACCACTTGCACTTGGCGGAGGCCTTCACCTGGCGTAGATGGTTACGACGTGCAATCACGTCCAGTCATCCGGAACCACTTGCACCCTCCGGCGGTGGCCGAAGTGGTGAACGCACTACTTCCGTGCAGCCTCGTCCAGTCATCCGGAACCATTCGCACTGCCAGTTCAGATTGTGGTCCAGCGGCCCGTGGCGCTGCGTGCAATCACATCCATCCTGTCGGAACCACTTGCACTTCTCTTAAAATCCAGGCTTCCACCAGGTTCAGGCGTGCAGTCACGTCCAGCCTGTTGGAACCACATGCACAAGCGGGGCCGTGACTGGGATTATCCAACAGAGTAGAGTGCAGCCACGTCCAGCCTGTTGGAACCACTTGCACAGGTTTTATTAAGGCGCAGTGCGGAAATACACGAATGCAATTGATGTTTTTACTTATTTTATATGCATTCACGCACCGGTTCCGGGCAAGCCATTTCCAAAGAAATGCTGGACTCTGAGATTTTCCGTAAGCGGGGCCGTGACTGGGATTATCCAACAGAGTAGACTCTACCCCTCGCGCCTAAACGCATCACAAGCTTGCCCCTTCCAGATGTCTACAGACTACCCCTCCGTTAGAAAGGGCAGGGGGAATCTCACGATTCCTTGCTTGGCAAGACGTTTCCGCCTTTGCTTTTCAGCGCCAAGCCTACGGTGTCGCCACCTTTGACCGGACTACCTCCGGCCTTCTGTCTCTCAACAGACATTGCATCCCGCGTGGTCCTCAAACCGCGCATCAGGATATTGTAACCTGCTGTTCTACCACGTAGTTGCTTGTGACCGCAGTTTGAACAGTTCCAAAAACCTTGCTGCCTGATACTTGTAGGGCCTGTAAGAGCGCCGCACTTCGCACAGGGAACCGTTGTGATCGGTTCAGGTATAACTGTAACATTTTTCTCGCCGTTTGTCCTGGAAATTTTTTCATTTAAAATTTGCCGGAAAACTCCAAGCGCATTATCTCTATCCATCTTATTAGCCAGCTTTTCAAGCATAGCTTCGCCCTTTTTAGCGGGCGCTCCTTTTGGCTTTTTCTTTTTCTTCTCTCTCTCTTTTGGTGACGGGTCTTTCCAGTCTCCAAGATAAATGACATCATATCTTGCAAGTAATTCGTCGCACAATTTACGGTATATTTCTACTCTCTGATTGGTTATATGTGAATGTATCTTTCTTATTTCTGCTTCTGTTTCTTTCATATTGTTGCTGATGTTTGTTGCTCTTTTCCCCTTTATCCACGTGCCTTTTTCGTCGAAGCAATCCGGGTTATTACTCCTTGTCTGGCGGTCAAGCTTCCTCTGTAGTTTCACTAGATGCTTCTGACTTTTCGCTAGAAGCTTTGTCGGTCCCATCTCTTCGCCTGCCAATCCTGGCGTTTCCGTCTTTAAATGATCTTCCCCCACTACAGACATTGCAAAGCGTCTGGCGGGGTTTATCCCGCACGCTTTCCCTGTCAGGGGATAGACCTTCCTGGCGAATTCTTCAGAGACTTCCACTGTGACGGTTAAATACCATTCCGCCTTTGGGCCTGTGCCGTGCCGCGTCACTTTCAAATCCCGGACAATTCCACCGGGCGGCAGGGGGCGGTGTTCGATCAGCTTGATTTCTGACAACCCTTGGAATTCCCTCTTAAGGGCGGCGCGTTTAGCCAGGGGCGCTTTCTTTATTCTATCCGGCAGTCTGGTAAGCCTGGTCGGGTAGAAAATGGAAAGATCCACCCGGTTGATCCGGTGCTTGCCTTCCGCAGCTGGGAGCACAAAAAAGGATTCTGCCGGTAGGGTTTGAATCTGTGCCTGCAGCCAGCCAGCATTTCTTATTTTTGCCTTCCTGGGCGCTCCTCTGAGACCTTTCCAGCAGGATTCCCAGGCCAGCTTGTACTTCACCGCCAGGGCGCTCCAGGCTGACCCCATTGCACTTCCGTTCTGTGCGCGTTTCTTGGCTGAGACGTGCTCAAGCGCGAACTCCATAGCCAGCCGTGAGCGCTTGTAAGTGCGCACTTTCGTCATGGTTTTCTTCAGAATTTCCTTCTGCGCCTGGTCCTTTGAAAGCCCTTCCTTCTGCAGAGCTATCACCTTGGCGGCACGAACACCGACGAAGGCTTTCCCGGCTGCCAGGGCCACAAGGCGCTTTTGCACCGTGCCTTCCATGTTTTTTTTGATCAAGTCCATGGCCTTTTGGGTCTTCCGGATCAGCCTATTCCATCCCGATCCTAAAGCGGCCATTCCACCCCCCAGAATGGACGCCTGGGACGCGGAAGGAAGCAATCGATACTGGTAATTCAAAATTGGCATCTGGCATCCCTGGAAGGAACCCCCGCTAGGCACGGGGGTTTCCCCACTCAATCCGTGCGCCTGCAGGCGCAACTCGGAGACCCCCATTGAACCACACTTCAAGGTTTTTAGCTGCAATTCAAAAGGTAAAGATTTTTTTACTTTTAATAAAACATTACTTGACCCTGCTGGGCGCGGCGGTAGGATGAGGTGGCCTTAAGTTGAAAATAATGGATCAGATATGAAAAAAAACGCTGATTTATACAAGAAGAAGGCAACAATAACAAGACATGACGCGGTATTTATTGAGGTAAGGTTTTTCAACGCCTTCCCCAAAAACCCGTGCCATAGTCACCACCACCACCCACACCATGCCCATGGAGGCATTATGATAAAGGTTCAAGAACCACTCCTCCCCTACAACCTGCCTAATACAATGGTTGTACCTTTTACCGCTACTTTCCTGGATGTCCTCGGGAATCCCACGAACGTAACTTATCCGACCGTTGTGATTGATAACACCAATATCGCCACTGTTAAGCTTGAGCACGTGCCCGAGCCTGGCGTTACAGTGTCTTCCATTACCGGCGTGATTTCCTCTGTCGGTCCCGTGGGAACCGCGAATCTGACCGTCTCGGCAATCAATCCCGACGGGTCAACGGTTTCAGCGCTTCAGGTTGTGAACGTTACAACCTCTTTTGCCACAGGGATCAAGATTGAGTTCGGGACTCCCACACTCCCTTCTACACCCCCGGTTCCCCCTGTTCCAAACCCGGCACCCAAGGTATAATTTTTGGGCCGGTCGCCATCGGGTTGACACGGTGACACAACACGAACCTGATACAAGAGTTTGCGAGGGGCTCCTTTTTGGAGCCCTTTGTTTATGCGCAGGCTGACCGGGTGAAACCATTCCGGGGCCATCTTGCAAGGGAAGGATAACAAAAAAAGGCCCTTTTTGGAGGGCCTTTTGTTTACCAGCTAAGACGCCGCGGACGTCGCACACTGGAAAGCTTTTTCAGTATACCAAAAAACAAGGGGCTTTGCAGCACCTTGCTTGCCTCTTGCCTGAGTCGTGACTAATCCCCCACCTGAAGGTGGCGGGCCTTCAGCGCAGATTCATCAATCTTCGGTAATGATCACTCAGAGTCATCACGTGTTTGCCTTATTTCTCTAGGCAAAAAAAAACTGCCCGGGGGCAGTGGATTTTTGGTTGCACTTTTGGATTGGGCGATCAGACTCGAAGGATGTTTCTGTACGAACCCCCAAAAACTTCTGAAGCCTTGACGTTCTCGCGTCAAGGCTTCCATTCTTTCAGGCATAATAGCGATGCCAATAAAAATAGATTCTACCAATCTTCCTTCTGTTACAACAGGAAATTTTTGCCACTCTCCATATTATAAGAGAGACGCCATGCATTTGGCAGCTATCGCAAGATGGCGAAGTGAAAAATGCATTAAAGAAAAATTTATAGACGCCATTCTCTTTTGGATCAAAGAGGACGACAGGACCAGGAGTTACACTGCTCACCAGCTCGCTAAAGAGTTTGATCTGAATCTGCGCAGTGTTCAGCACTGGCTCAAAGAGGGCACCTTGAAGGGTGCGTTTTCTCGCCTTACGGATCACAACCGGGCCAGACGCAAGGCTGCGGTTTACGTTTTGGGACCCGATGCACCATTATGGTCAAACTTTGAAAAGGGTGAATTCGGACTTTTCCGAACGCAAGGGCTTGCACACTCCTTAGTTCTTAAAGAACTAGAAAGGGTACCCTACCCGGACCAGGTTGACTCCGAAGGCCACACTGAACCACCCACCACCCTGCAACCAACCCCACCGGCAGAGCCGAGGGTTGATGAAATTGTAAAAATTGCAAACAAAGAAGAAAAGAAAAAAGAGCCGGCACCAAAGCCAGCAGCAACAAAGCCAGCACCAAAACCGAAGCAGCAGCCACTCAGCCAGGAAGCCAGAGACCTTTCCCAGTTGATCATCGAAAACGGCACCTCTCGCCCTGGGGCCTTCGGAGCCGTGAAACTGGCAGAAACCCAAGGGAGAATCCAGGAGGCCATCAAGGCGGTCCACCTGGCCATACCTTGGCTTCCAAAATCGAACATCAAGAATCACGGCGCCTACCTTCAGAAACTCGTAGCAAATCCTGAAAACATCAAGCTTTTCTACCGCTATCTCGACAAGCCAAAAAAGAAAATACTTTTGGCGGACAAGGTTTCTGAGGCATTGGCTAAACGCGAAGAAGAAGAAAAAATCAGACTGCAAGATCCGCTGGAACGGTATGCCAAACTTATAGGGGTTAGACTTACCTGGGAGAATAGAGATGAAATTGAGCTAGATCTCAAAAAATCACTAGAGCGTTTTCACCTAATGGAACAAGAAAATCTCCGTAAAACCGAAGCAAAAAGGCTAGAATCGGGTAGAGGTGAATAGTGGAACCTATCCGAGGTATACCTGGGTGCCCGAAGTGTTACGGCAAAGGCGTAATTCTTCCAGATTGGAATGTTAGAGCTGTGGCTATTGTCTGCTCTTGTGCAGGCGGCAGTATGTTGGAGCTGAAATTCAAAATTGACATAGATGATAATTTTAAATATTTAAGCATGGATAAGTTTATGAACTATTGGCATAATGTAGCAATAAAGGATGTATCAAGGAAAGATATATTAATAGAATTGGAAGAGATACAGGACATGATACCAGCTTTTGACCCTGTCAGGGATATTGACAAAAAATTTCAATACTTCAAATTTTTAGAGCTATGCCAAAATAAAAATGGTGCATGGGATTTGGATCTTTTAACTGAACCAGATGGTTTTAAGAATGCAAAGCTTTGGAGCCAAGGAAAGATAAATAACCAAGATATTTTTGCTGTAATAGGTGACGTCGGCAAAGGAAAGACTAGCTTGTTGGCGGGCATGTTAAACGACCGGTGCAAAGCCAAAGAAGTAAGCGGCAAATTTGTTCGATGCCGGGCGCTGAGTAATTTCATAAAATCGTCTATGTATTCCGGGGCCAAGTCTTATCAGAAGTATACCGATACCATGACAGAAATTATAAGCGTCCCTGTTCTCGCTCTTGATGATATCGACTGCATCGACAATGATGAAAGGGTCGCCAAAGATATGATGATGATCCTTTCGGAACGTAAAAGCTTGCAAAGGCCCACCTTGTTATCAAGTTCTAAAATAATATTTTTCAGTTTGGATATTGATTCCCCATTGGCTAAGTCTAATGATATAAGCATGTTTGAAGCAATTAAAAATTCTCATAAGGTCGTTCTAGATACCTGGTTTTCTAGAAATAAAATATTATTGGGGTTGTAGATGAACGAAGACGCAAAGAACCAACTCATCAGCATGACCAGGGACAATTTCGACCCTGAATTAATCCTTAAAAATCTGGAAACAGGGATCTATCTTGAGAGTGAAAACAATCTGAGACTTTTGATCGAATGCTGCCATGCATTGCTAAAAACTCGGCAATGTATTGACTTGATAAAAGCGAAGATAGCCACTCTTCGCCAAGAATGCGAGGCTAACCATGAAAAAACCAACTGAACTGCAGCCCGGAGATTTCGCAATTACCTGCTTTGGCGGAAGCGCCAAAAAGGTGCGCATCTCCGCCAGGAAAGAAGCATCAAAGCTCGATACCGTTAAATACTCCTTTGAGCCAGAAATTCCCAACGGCCCCCAGTGGCTTGCAGCGCCCTGGTTTCGCTACGTTGACGGCTGACAACCGTGAGCAAACACTTCAAGGAGCTACAAGTCGGGGATCGCGCAATCTGCACAATGGGCGGGCGTGCAAAAACAGTGATAATTGCCGATAGAAAAGAAGTCAAAACACAAAGCGGTGTGATGTTTACCATCTATCCACCTTATGAAAAAAACGATGGTTGGATAGATGCTTCCTGGTTCACTGCAGTGGAGAAAAAATGAGTATCCTTAGAATATGGACAATTTACGATCACCCAATAGATTATCACGATTGTTTCATTGCTCGGGAATGGGACGTCTCCCTCCCAGTTCCAAAGCCAACTGGAAACATAAAATTTGGAGATGATTTAGCTACGATTCGAGAGGATTTTAAGGCTGCTGGGCGTTACTGTCTTGGCAGGAATACAGTAGATGATCCTGTGATTGTGGAATCGTGGATCTGAAGAAGGGAGAAGAAATGAACATCGACGAACTGAATGAACTGGAAAAGCGTGTTATGTCGGGGCCATGGGAGCAATTCACAAAGGCGCTTAATGCTCTCAACCTGGAAACGGTGAATATAGATCCCGACATCGCCAAGGCCATTTCTGAAGGTTCATGGGAGCTGTCATGATCAAGCTGACGCTAGAGGAATACCGGGCAGCGCTGACGGCTCAACAGGTTCCACCTGAATTTATGGCGGTGGTTTGCCCGATGTGCGGCACCGTTCAAAATTCGCTGGATCTGATCAATGCCGGGGTCGGCAAAGACATGAACGATGTCGAAAAATACATAGGTTTTTCATGTATTGGACGCTGGACAGGCGGGAAACCACCACGAAGGACACCAGACGGGAAGCCGTGCGATTGGACATTAGGAGGCCTTTTCTCCTGTCACAAGATGGAGATAGACCACGAAGGAAAGACATATCCGCATTTCGAGGTTGCCACGCCTCAACAGGCGCAAAAGCATATGTCTGAATTGGAACATTCTCGGTAAATTCGGGGTCAACACGGTATGGTGAAAGACTATGAAAAATTCAAGAAGATAGCGGATGAGTTACAAGCTTTGGTCAATCTACGAATTCCTTTAAAAAAAGGGGAACACTTAGATTGCCCCAGGGCAAAGTCTGACACAACTCCTTGCGTTGCAAGAGATGGATGGTCAGCAATATATGATAATGGTGATTGCGTCGGATGTAATGAGAATGTAGTCCAACTATTGGAAAGGGAGAAACAGCGATAAATCATGTCTAATGGTTACAACAAATACACCTGCGCATCTTGCGATGCTTGGAAACAAAATTATCCAGGAAACCCAAGTTTAGGGGATTGCAAACGGTTGCCCTTGCTTTTCCCTCCCGGTAGCCCTGTAATCTGTTTGATCCCGGCTAGTGATTTTCGGGAAACGCCCACGCCCACCCGCGATTTGGAATTGCGAACGACTTCAGCATTTGGGTGTGTCTCGTACCTGCCACGCTTAGACTAACGCCCCGCCTTTAACCTTTCGATAACTAATTCATCACGGTCGTAATATGATATTCAACGTATTTAGCACTGGAGAAAAAGATGAATATCCTTTAGAAACACCTATCAACGGAGGGTTTATGAACCAAACCAAGTTCTTTCCTCCTTACGAGTGGAAGCCCTCCGAAGAAAAGGAAAACCTTGATGGGGATGTAAAATTCATAATTGGCGGTATGTTTACCAGGGAAATCCATTTAAACTGTATAGACGACTGTATGTATATTGCAGACTTGATTGAAAACGCTTATAAAATGGGATATATGAACGGAAAAGACAAAATACGTCACAAAATGGTCAATGTGCTCAACGATAAAGACTAAAAAAAACCACCCGGACACAATGTCCGGGCGGCGGCGAACTCCCAAAGATAGAGGGAAGCTGGATCTATTCTGCCGCAAGCAGATGACCAGTCAACTCCTCAACGCCATTTTGTTGAGCGCCTCGACGATTATTTTTATATCTTCCGTGTTCTCCGGCGTTTCCGGTAGCTCCAGGTGCAAGGCTATATCGCCATCAAAAGCGCCGTCGTGCGCGTATATGTGGTAGCAACCAGACTCCTCTTCGTAGTCCCAAGCCACACTGCCACGGGCGTTTCTTTCTTCAAGATTCTCCGGCATTTCTCCCCCTCAGTAGGTCAGCAATCGCGCTTTTTTATCCATTATGCGCTGAAGACCCGCCACCTTCAGGTGGGGGATTAGTCACTCCAATCGTCTATCCACTGATGCAGCGCTGCTTTTTCGTATCGCCACGTGCCGCCGATCTTCTGACAGGGGGGGCCGATCTCACGGCGCCGCCAGTTTGAAACCGTCTGTTTCGAGACACCGCAAACCCTGGAAACGTCTGCAACGCTTAAGTATTCTCGCTCTTGGACCTCCATCAACCCTCCTTCTTCTCGTCTTTTGGTAGGAAGGTCTGCACCTCGGCTTTCAGGTCTCGAATGGTGCCTTTGTCATCCATGCCGCCTCTCTTCGGTTTCCATTTCTTCTCGAATACTGGCCAGTGCTCAACTTGTCCGGCGTCTTTGAAGGCCACATAAGCCAAATCCATCAAGGTGTCGAATTCTTCAAGCGCTTCGATCGGCCATGAAACCACGGAAACCTGAGACTCTTTTTTCTTTCTAGCAGCGGGTAACGTTTTTTCTTCAATGATTTCTGCTTCTAGGATGTCTTGAGATTCTTCAGCGCTCTGGAGGCCCATCAAGAGTTCAGGGGCATATGTTTTCCCGAAAAATGACGCGGCGCGATATCTCAGCATGATCTCGGGCATTGTTTTCCATTTGCTGCCCTTTTTTTGGATCCAACCTTCATCAACTGCCATCTGAATGGATACTTCTGGACTTTCCAGGCGTTCACCCGTGGCCTTTTCGATTGCCCAAGCAATGCAGGATCGATGCCGAATTCTCATAGTGCCTGTTTTCTCAACGGGCATCTTCTTTCCTGCGTTGCGAGGGTTGTCTACCCATTCCGTGTAGGTGTAAGGCACTTCCTCTTCTTGTCCCAATTCGGAAAAACTGAAGCGCAGCGGGCTGAATTTTCCACACTGATTGATGGATGCGATTATGTAAATGCTTGACCAGCTAGGTCTCCCTTCAATAATGTGAAGGTTTTGCATAATCATTAGTGGATCTGCATTCATCCGGCTGGCCATATTCAGCGCAACGGCGCAGTTAGCCAAACCATTGGGATTCTCTGTTGTGTTCCCTTCCTTGTCTGTCGTAAAACGTCGGTAGGAGACAGGGACAAGAGTGGAACTGCTGAGCACATTGGAAGCCCGCAAAAGAGCATCCATCCCTTCCTTGGTGTCAAATCCTAAACGGATTTCCTGATTTTCTCGCGTGTTGAGGGCGGTTTGTTCGTCGGCCATTATCTGCCTCCAATGGATTGCTCTGCGTAAAATTCGACGCCTGGGATTGTCTGGGCGCCTTTGGTTGTGCGGGCGGTGGCGCCAAGCAGTTGCTCATTCGGGATCATGTATTCCCTGGGCACCAGGTTCAGGTCAACTATCCGGAATTTCCATGTAGTTCGGTAGCTGGTTCCTGCTGCTGTGATTTTGGGTACTGCCGCCGTCATCACGGCGCGAGGTGCAAGCGCCGCTTCTCTCAATGCGTCTTCGGTTGCCAGCCTGGCGGCTTCGGCGTCGGCTTCTGCCTGGGCGGCCTGCTGTTTGGCCACAAATGCCGCTATTGGGTTTGATGCTGCTTCTGCCTGGGCGATTCGCTGCGCAGCGGCTTCCTGTTCTTTTCTGGCGGCTTCCAGTCGGTCCATTTCCTCTTGGGCCTTGGCGCGGGCTTCCGCTTCGATCTGTTCGCGTTCCTTCCTGGCGGCTTCCTCCGCTTCCTTGCGCTGTCTGGCTTCCTCCTGCTTGTAGGCGAGCATTCCCTGCTCGTAAGGCTTCAAGGCTTCCTCTAAGGTATCTTTGATGCGTTTAAAGTCAGCGTTTATGAGTCTCAGTGTTTCATTTATTGGGCCGGTGCGCCTTACCCGTTCCGCTTCGGCAATTTTTATCAAGTTTTTTATCTTGGAGAAGTCCGCACCGGCTTTCACATAGTCATCAGTCGTTCGGACTATGACCATTTTGGCCTTGGTAAGCGTTGTCTTGGCTTCAAGATCAAGCATTTTTATTGCATCCATATCTTTAATTTCTTCAACAAATGCTTCAGTTAGTTGATTATTGATTAGTTCCATTATTTCTCCTCCGGAAATGGCAGTTTTTTGAAGCCCTGCAAGAGCTGTTCGTGAGCCTCGAATTCATCCAGTGCGGCGGCGTCGGCTTCACTCCAGAAGGAATCAAAGGGAATCGTTATCAACCCATGCCCCTGCTGGTGTAAGGAATCCCAAGCCGTCATTCTTTTCAGTTTCATTTGTGTGGCCAGGCGCGCGGCCAACTGAAAACTTTTAGTAGTTAGTTCTGACATCGTCAATTTCCTCTTGGGTGGGCGTTTTTTCGTGCATACACTCGACGCATGTTTCTGTGTCTCTCTCCATTTCCATGGTGAGATCGCACCCGCATTCTATGCATTTCCAACGTTTCCGTGCTAGATTGGTCAAAGTGACCTCCTCATTGATGATGTTTGGTTACTGCGCTCGTATCTCTCCTGGGGGAGACGGGCGCTTTTTTAGCCCTTACCCTCGCCCTCGCCTGAGCCCGAGCCATCGCCATCGCCGTAGCCGGAGCCGGAGCCGGAGCCGGATCCCAAGCCAGAGCCGAAGCCCAAGCCAGAGCCCAAGCCGAAGCTGAAGCTGTAGCCGTATTTGGAGCCTAAGCCCCAGCCAGAGCCAGAGCCGTCGTATTCTAGATCTTCCATGACGGCACGCTTAATAAATTAAGCCTCGCTTTTTCTGTGCAGGGCGTCTTCTCAATCACATTGAAAACGTCTTTCTCGATTTCAGGCATTGCAAACCGGCACTTCTCAGCGTCCGGCGTTCCCTCCTGCGAGAGTTGCGACAGGGAAGCACCAAACCATTGATGCATCCTGACTGAGTTTAAAAGTGTTACTTTTCGCGTGGCGTCGTCTTGGAATTTAAGGTATCCACAGAAACAGCCAGCGTCATAAGATCGTATAATAACAAAGGGATAACCCTCTGGTGAGTATGCGAATACGCTTTCACTATTATATTTTTTGACATATAGCTTTTCTATTGCTGATTTTTTGATATATTCTTCGCCGTTGATGACCAAAGTTTCAGATAAAAAAACTTCATCGTTCATGTTTTGCTCCTCGCTTGGCCGACCATTCGGCGGGTGAGAGATCAGCCTAATACAAAAACATACAAAAAACTACAAATTTGTATAAATTTGTGTAAAATCGAACAAAAGGAGCAAACATGCGATCTTTCGACGAGTGGAACGAGGAACACGGAGATGATGCACTGCAGGCGGCCTACGCCAAGGAAGAAATAGACGCCATGTATGAGGAACTGGTTGAATCTGGCGATTTGGATGGTATTTTGGAACAGGCACAAGAGGAAACCCTGCAATGTCAAAAGAAACAGATGACTTAGAGTGCGGGAAACCAAGCCCTACCCGGTCGAAACAGAAATATGAAGTTGCGCGGCGGGAATTAGAGAAGCATTTATCCCTGTTTCCAGGCGATTATCGAATCATGGAAGGTGCGAACTCCAATCATAATAATGCATACAGAGTCTGGGTGCGTAAAAAGGTGGAATTACAAGATTTACTGCGAGTGTTGGAGACCCTCACCGAAAAAACGGGCCTTCCTTATGACCAATACCCGAAGCTGGAGCCCCCGGAAAGGTTGCAACCCATCAAAAATCATAGTGTAGATAGTTATATAACAGCATTTAACGAAAGCATGGAGTTTCTTAACAATACCGGGTCACACACTGAAGAATGGAAAAAGGAGCGGACCAGGGCCGCATTTTTGCGACGGCGCATTATCGATAGTTGCCATGAAAAAGGGCTTCCACAGCCTAAACTATTGAACCTTCCACAGGTTGAGAAACAGATGTTGCGGCTCTGTGCAGACAAAAAGACAAAGGAATGAGGCTCGGTAATGGTCGCACAACTGGCAGAAAAAAAACCCATTTTGATCTACCGTTTGGAGATTGCACAACCATCGCCAAGCCTGAATAAATATACCTCGGCTATGTCTCCCTTTGTCCAGGCGAAAGACAAAAAAAAATGGTATTGGCTCATCAGGGCGGCCAAAGGCTTTATTGACGTCCCGAAAGCCACAAAAAAGCGGCATTTACGCATTGAGCGATACGGCAAAGGCAAGCCTCTTGACCCTGATAATCTGATAGGCGGCGCTAAGTGCGTTATAACAGACAACCTCAAGGATATGGGTTTGCTGGTCGATGATTCAGACAAGTGGCTTGCATTGGAGGGCGAAAACATGCCATTACCGAAAGGCCAAAAACCACACACGATTCTCTTGCTCTGGGACGTTCAACCATGACTCTGCTAGAGATGGTATTGTTGTGCTTGATTGTCATTTACTGGCTCAATAAGCTATTATTGATGAGCTACGAGTCCGAAAAGTGATATTTCTACCGGCTTTAATAGTAGTAATGCTTATCTTACTGATGCGATACCTACCGGAGGGTGATGAATGACCGAACCAATGGATAAAGGCTCAAAAGAGTGGCTTAAATGGGCATATCAGGAAATATATGTCCGGGGGAAAGATAGCGAGTATGTGAAGAGAAAAATACTTCCTTATATGAAAAATGTAGGTGTGTAACAATGGCTCTCAAAAAATCAACAAAAATAAGTCGAGACGAGCGTGAAGGCATAAAGAAAAATAGCACCTTAAAAAGAAAGGCATTTGTTCAGGAGTATCTGCTAGATCTTAATGGAACTCAAGCCGCTATTAGGGCAGGATACAGTCCTAAAACCGCAAGGCAAATAGCGGATAATTTACTGTCATATATTGACATTAAAGAAGATATAGAAAAAGAAATGCAAAAAAGGTCAAAAAGAACAACGATAGATATAGACTATGTTCTAACAAACATTAAAGAGATAGGTGAACGCTGTATGCAAAAAAGACCAATCACAGCATGGAACGCTGAATCCAAAACCTTCGAGGTTGTCTTGGATGAAAACGGCAAATCTGTATGGGAGTTTGACGCCTCAAACGCTCTGAAGGCTCAAGAGTTGCTCGGAAAGCACCTGAATATGTGGACAGACAAAAAGTTGATAATGGGCAAGGTGACATTAGAGGCACTTGTTGCCAGTGCTGGAATATATGACGAGTGAGATTGCAATTGAAAACATAAGGCGCTGGAACAAGGATCCGGTTTCTTTTGTGCGTGAAGTATTCGGCGTTGAGCCTGATGGATGGCAGGCTGACACGCTACGCGAAATGGGGAAACCAGGGCGCAAACGCATAGCCTTGAAGAGCTGCGCGGGACCTGGCAAAACCGCCTTGCTCGCCTGGGCCGGGTGGCACAGGCTTGTTTGCTTCGGCAGGAAAGGCGAACACCCCAAAGGCGCAGCAGTTGCCATCACTTCAGACAACCTGAAAGATAATCTCTGGTCGGAGCTGTCCAAATGGCAAAATAGATCGCCTTTCCTACTGGAGGCTTTCCAGTGGACACATACTCGTGTTTTTGCCAAAGATCATCCAGAAACATGGTTTCTGTCTGCCAGGGGATACGCTAAATCTGCTGACTTGGACAGTGTTGGTCGCACTCTTTCAGGATTGCATTCTGAATTCCCGTTTTATCTGATTGACGAGTCCGGAGATATTCCGCCGCACATTTCCCGCAGTGCTGAGCAGGGGCTAACTGGATGCGTTGACGGCTTGATTCTCACCGCTGGGAATACGACGTCTCACGATGGCCTTTTGTATCACGTGTGCAATCAGAACAGAGATCAATGGTATGTCGTCTCGATCAGCGCGGATCCTGACGATCCGAAAAGGACACCACGTGTAAATAAGGAATGGGCACAACAGCAGATTGACATTCATGGCCGTGATAACCCTTGGGTGATGAGTTTTATACTTGGTCAGTTTCCGCCTTCTTCCATCAATTCCCTGTTATCAATCGAGGAAGTCGAGGCTTCCATGTCGAGATTTCTCAAGCCGGATCAATACGACTGGAGCCAGAAGTGTTTAGGAATTGATGTTGCTCGTTTCGGCACGGATCGAAGCGTAATTTTCCCTAGGCAGGGCTTAGTAGCGTTCAAGCCTGTCGTGATGCGCCACCAGAGAACGACCGATATTGCGGCCAGGGCTGCGCAAGCTATCGCGAAATGGGGGGCTGAACAGGTCTTCGTGGACGATACCGGGCACTGGGGCCATGGCGTGATTGATAACTTGCTGTCTGCCCGATTACCTGCGATAGGCATTCAATTCCATGGTCCCGCACTTGACCCCAGGTACAAAAACAAACGTGCAGAAATCTGGTTTCAGTTAAGCGATTGGGTAAAAAGAGGGGGCGCGATTCCAAACATCCCAGAAATGGTTGCAGAGTTGACGGTTCCCACATATACCTTTTCACAAGGTAAAATTCTGATTGAAGACAAGGACCAAATAAAAGCGAGATTGGGACGGAGTCCAGACTTGGTGGACGCTCTTGCACTGACTTTTTCTTTCCCTGATCAACCTGCCGAAACGGATTTCCAAAAATTGGCAGATAGATATGGAAAGCCTAATTCTTTCGATTATGACCCGCTGGCTTCTCCATGAATCGCGTGTCGCGCTTCTTCCTGTTCTGCCTCGCGGTGTTCTGCCTGGCCTTCGCGGCGCTTGGCTTTTTTCTGCTCTATTCTGTGATATCAGGGAGATAGATTGAGCGATGGCGCCGAAAACCTTGTATGGATTCCGACCGGATTAGCGGCGGATATGCTGGGGTGTTGTTCGGCGACTTTGCTCAATAAGTATGCGGGCAGCCTGAGGTCAATCAGACTGCCCGGTGGATCGCGTAAATGGTGCCTGGAGGATGTCCAGGCGCTGGCTAGGGAGTTGAGGTCTTAAGGCTTTCTAGTAGTTTCTTTGCGGGGCCGCTCATGCCCATTTCACCGTTTGCCCAACGGTTGATGGTTCGCCGCGTGACTCCGAAGTGCTCGGCCAATGCCTTCACGCTTCCAAAGCGTTCAGCAAGCGTGCGCCAGGGTTCAGGGAGGGAATTATCGTATTTCATTCTATTTCCGAAGGCGGGCAGTCAGCCCAAAATGTGGATTTTTCATATTTAACAGCTATGAATCTTCCAGAGGAACCCCCGTGCTTGGCCATTTCTTCTCGGTAATATCTTGTCTCTATCTCGGCTCTTTTCTTTGCAGCGCTGGCAGTTTTGTGCCGGCTGCAAACCTTAATTCGCCCATGGCCGTACATTCCAGCCGAGGGAATCACTGCGTATTCGTATCTAGTTTTCATTTCTGCTCCCTCCCTACTGGATTAATCACGAAAGGTCCATTGGAAAAATCATTACAATATTCGTTCGATCCCACGATTCCATTGATCCAATCAATTGCTTTGTCTGCATCTCTCTCGCTGAGAATCACTTCATCTTTTTTTCCATGGATTACTGCCTTCAAAAATGCCGGACAGTCAGGGGCCGTTCTGGCGTTTTCCCAAAACTCCTCGCCATTCCATTCAGGATCTACTGTGAATCTTTGGCTCATTTCGTCTCCCTTTGTGTCAAAGCCAAGATGCGCGCAAATTCCAGATATCAGCTCCCCACGCTAAACAAGCTGAGTTTAATGCTTCCTTTACTGATTTAAAGCAGCCAAGCCCGCAGTCTTCATCATCGCTTGTGAACCAACAGTACCCTTCTTGTATTTTTCGTAGTTCAAGCCGCACCCGGCACTTACTAGGATCATTGTTATTAATTGTGGCTGTTCGAACTGCTCTCATTTCGTCTCCCTTTGGTTTGATTTCAATCTTTTGTGTCTATCCAGCCAAGAAAACCGTGTTGTGTTGGTACCTCAATCCCGAGAAATTCATCAATATGGACATCCAGTGTGTACATCTCTTTGGTGAAGTCGTCCATTTCTCCACTTTTCCGCCATCCGTCAAACTGTTTACGGGCGTTTTCGAGGTTGTGAAAGTAAAGTATTTCGTAACCCATAGAGTCTTTTTTTTCTACTGTCCAGATACGCATTTCTGCTCCCTTTGGTTTGTCGGGGTTCGCTTCCCGATACCCAAAGGTTACGACGTCACGTCTCACGTGTCTACACAAAAAAAGGTAAAGATTTCTTTACCTTTTTAACTTCTGTAAGTATTACTCGTTAGGTTCTTTCGGCGCCCACATGGAAGGCCTTTTATGTCTGGGGTCTGCGCACGGATCGCCAAACCAGGTAACACCCTTCAACACCCACCAGGCGCGGATCCTCCACATCCCATCCTCCACGCAGATGGCGTACAACATCTCATCTGCCAGGGGCCGATAGTATTTGTGGTCAAGCTGGCCTTCACGCATCAATTGATAGAGCGCGTCATGGACCAGGGACCCGCGCATGAAATTCAGAGTGTCAAAGGTCGGGCCGCTGGGGCCATCCCACGCATAGCCGTTTTTGATCAATAAAACGCCATCTGTATACAGGGTTATAAAATCAATATCTATATTCCTTGTAGTCTTTAAAGACGTCTGAACCATATAATTTCGCTTAAGCTGGTATTTATAACCACCTTGGTATTCAACGCAGTCCACTGTGCACCTCAATATGATTCATTCATCGACTAGGGTCATTACGATTTATGTGAAAAATATTGAGCTGTTTGCGCTATTTACGCGAATCGCATAAACGCATTCATTTTAATTCCACCACTAATCTAGCACCGTTGAGACTGGAGATCTTCAACAGTGCGTATAGCACCACATTTCACGATTGCTGACCTTACGCGTACTGATACCGGTCTACCCAATGACCCCGGTGAATACTGTGTCAAAAACCTGACTCGTTTGGCGGCGGATGTGCTGGAACCAGTCAGGGATCTATTGGGCTGCAAGCTGGTGATCTCCTCAGCATTCCGAACGATGGAAGTGAACCAGGCAGAGGACGGGGCGCAAGGCTCCGCCCATCTGGAAGGGCGTGCGGCTGATTTCTACCCGGAAACAAAAGAGGCTATCCGTCTGTCTTTCGAGCGCATTTTGCATAGTGATATCCCTTTCGACAAGATGATTCTGGAATTCAAAAAGAATCGGTATCACATCCATATTCAGATAAATAGCTTGGGTTCGGTATCGCGCAGGCAAGCATTCCTGGGGCACGCCACGGGTAACGGGATGGAATACAGGGAGGTTTCCCTTTGATAGAGATTAAATTATGGTTTTTAACCGGAATAAATGTTGTTGTAATCGCAATGCTGGTTTTCTTTGTTGTCCGGTGGATCAAAGGCAACGATAAAATGCTTGATTCTATCGAGGAAGCCAACAAGGGCATTACTGACCTAAAGCTATCAATTGAACAGATTAAAAGTTGGAGTTGTGACAAGTTTGTTTCTACTAATGAATTCAACAGAACCATAAAAGATGTAAAAGAATTCGTAGCTGAATTGAATAGCAATAATCATTCAAATGTCACCACGATAATTCCCAATAAACCAAAAATAAACAAGGGGTTTTGATATGTGTTTCTTGGGCTCCGCAAGCACCGAATCAATTCCTGCTCCTCCCGCTTATCAACCGCAAGAGGATATGAACGCCGCCAACAATGCAGCTACGCAATTGAGGCAAAAAAGGGCAGGCGCATTGAATAAAGCTTCTACGACTCTAGGCGGAATGAACCAGACTGCCGCGCTATCAGCGCCCAAGTCTTTATTGGGGCAATAACATGAGCGCCACAATAAAAGATTTTAATCAAAGGTTAGCCTCTTTAAGCGTTGAAAGAAGCAGTTACGTTTCTGCGTGGACAGATCTCACAGACTACATATTACCTATGTCTGGTAGGTTCTTCACTTCAGACAGAAACAGAGGTAATAAGGAAAGTAAAATTATAGACGGAACCTGTGCTTTCGCTGTCCAGACACTCAGCGCTGGCATGATGGCAGGCATCACAAATCCAGCGAGGCCATGGTTTAACCTGCGTGTGCTCGATCCCAAGCTCAACGCGATGCAACCTGTCAAAGAGTGGCTGGATACGGTTAGAAATTTAATGAGCGAATTATTCATCTCCTCAAATCTGTATAACGCTCTGCCAACCCTTTACAAGGAAGTCGCCGTTTATGGCACTTCAGCATTTTTGATGCTGGAAAACAAGCGCAAAACAATGCGGTGTCATCCGATGCCGATAGGGTCTTTTTATCTGGGGCAGTCGTGGGAAGGTCTGATCGATACCTGCTACCGTGAATACCAGATGTCTGCTGCTCAAATAGTCGGGCAATTCGGCATGGAAAACTGCTCTTTTGAAGTCAAATCAGCGGCCATGAATACCGGCAGGGACACCTATTTCAATGTAGTCTTTGCAATCGAACCTAACGAAAAATATGATGATAAGAAATTTGAGTCCAAATACAAAAAATTCAGGGCTGTTTATTACGAAAAATCTAGCACTGAAGATAAGTTCCTGCAGGAAAAAGGATTTGATGAATTCCCCGTTATGGCTCCGCGTTGGGAAATTACGGGCGAGGATGTTTATGGCTATGGCCCTGGTTGGCATTCTATTGGCGATATCAAGGGTCTTCAACAGGAACAAAGGCGAAAGCTGCAAATAATCGACAAGGGGAACGCCCCTCCTCTTTCAGCACCTTCTAGTTTGAGTAAGAAAAATGTATCTCAATTGCCTGGGGCCATTACCTTTGTTGATATCAATCAAGCTCAGCAGGGAATAGTTCCATTTTATCAGCCTAGTCCTAATTGGCTGCAGTTTCTGGGGCAAGATATCCGAGAGACGCAGGAACGAATTAAGCGTAGTTTTTTTGAAGATCTTTTTCTGATGATCTCTCAGGATGATCGCTCGAATGTCACTGCCCATGAAATCGTGGCCAGGAACGAGGAGAAAATGCTGATCCTGGGGCCGGTGCTCACTCGGCTGAATGATGAGCTGCTAGACCCGCTGATTGACAGGGCCTTCAATATCATGAGCCGTGCTCGCAAGCTGCCACCGGCACCGCCAGAGATCCAGGGAATGGATTTGACGGTTGAGTATATCTCCACGATGGCGCAAGCCATGAAGCTTACCGGCATTACTGGCATTGAGAAACTATCAGGCTTTACCGCGCAGATTGCAGAGGTCTTCCCGACTGTTTTGGATCTGTATAACGCTGACGAAGCCGTTGCGGCCATGGCTGACATGCTGGGGACTCCGCCCAAGCTGCTGAACGACAAAAAAGAAATCGCTGCAGCCAGACAGGAAAAGGCAAGGCAGGCCAAGATTGCCAACACGGCCGCGCTCGCCAATTCAGCGGCAGACACCACCCAAAAGCTGGCTAACGCTCCCATGACAGAACCAAGCGCCTTGACGGGCTTAATGTCTTCATTCCAGGGTCAAACCCCTTCTATTCCTGGGCTTAATCAAAGTATCAACACCGGTGCAGCATGATCGAAGAAGAAAACTTTGATTCCAGCGATGTAGAGTCTGTAAAAGGCAGAAAACGAAAAGTATTGCTTAACGAAAAGCAGAAGGATTTAGACCTTTTCAACGTAATGAATACGCCAGTTGGAAGAAGTGTCATCTGGGAACTGCTGTCAATTCGTGGCATTGGCACATCATCCTTTGTCCCTGATCCCTATATCACTGCGTTCAATGAAGGCAATCGCAACATGACATGCGTGCTTACCAATGAGTTGTTAAGGGTATGTCCTGAACTGTATCTGCTGGCACAAAAAGAGGCTATAGCAAAAAATACTGGAGTGAATCATGGC